ATGCCCTACCAGATGATGTTGAGGATGTCTTGTATGTATCTTGGCAAACTACCGGATCAAGCCAAGAATGGTTACCACTAAGAAGATGGCGCTTAGATAACTTTGCTAACAGTGCAACCTTTAATACTAATGCTACTTTAAATATTTATGACAATGTACAACCTGGTAGAACAGTTCAAGTTTACTATACAACTACGGCTAATACATTAGATGCTAATACTGATGACTTTGCTGATGTTACTGGATTACCACAATCTTGTCAGGATGTAGTAACACTTGGTGCTTCCTATAAATTACTATCATTCTTAGATGCAGGTCGTATTAACCTTACATCTGCTGAGGCTGACAATGCCGATAGCAAGACTCCATCCACTGCTGGTGTTTCAGCTTCTCGTTATATCTTCGCTCTGTACCAACAGAGACTAAACGAAGAGGCGTTGAAGTTGAAGGACAAGTACCCAATTCGTATACACTACACAAGGTAAGGAAGGTTAATGGCAACTCGTTTATTTAGCTCTATAAGTGTTGAGACAACACTAGCATCTGGTATTAATAGTACAGTTACATCAATGACGGTAGCAACTGGAACTGCAACCGCCCTACTTGGTGGAGTTACTATGGTAGCAAACAGTCAGTTTACTATAGCGATAGATCCAGACACTATTAATGAAGAAATTATTTTTATAACAGCAGGTCCATCAGGAGATACTTTTACAATTTCCAGAGGTCAAGCTGGTACTGGCACAGCAGGAGTTTCTGGTGTCGCTCATTCCACTGGCGCTAGTGTAAAGCACGTTCTAACCTCAGATGATTTAACAGCCTTTGCTGCCGGTATATCACCAGTAGCTAGCCTAGGTTTTTCTGGTTCAACATCTGGTACAACTACACTTCAGGCAACAGCAGTTGCTGGTACTAATACCTTAACACTTCCTGCTGTATCTAACGATACTTTAGTGGGTAAAGCAACTACAGATACTTTAACTAATAAGACTTTGACTGCTCCAGTTATTAATACTGCAAAGATAAACCTTTCCTTAAATGCACAGACAGGAACTACTTATACTTTAGTTGCTGCTGATTCAGGTAAGTTAGTTACCTCATCAAATGCTAGTGCAGTGGTTATAACTATTCCACCTTCAATATTTGCAGCAGGTGAACAAATAAATGTTCAATCAATAGGTGCTGGATTAACTAGTTTTGCACAGGGTGCTGGTGTAACTATCACATCTACTGGGGCAACTTCTACTGCTCCAATATTAAGAGCACAGTTCTCAGCTTGCACAATTATTTGTACAGCATCTAACGTCTTTACAGTGATTGGGGATCTTTCTTAATGCCAATTCTAGGGATTATAGCATCTAGTATAAAAATCGCTACAGCTAATGATATTGCTATTGGACACGGTACTACTCCCTTTATATCTACCTATCCTTGGTCTAGTGGTTTCGGTACCAAGTATGCTAACCCTGCAACTTTGCCTACTGGTGCTGGCAATGGTGTTGCATTCACACCATCAGGTGATACAATCGCTGTAGCACATCAAACTTCACCTTATGTAAGCGCATATCCTTGGTCCTCAGGCTTCGGTACAAAATATTCTAATCCAGGTACTCTGCCGACTGGCACTGGTTTTAGTGTTTTTTTTAATCCATCAGGTAATGATATTGCTATTGCACACGTTACAACTCCTTTTGTTTCTACCTATCCTTGGTCTGCTGGCTTTGGAACTAAATATGCAAACCCTGCAACACTACCTGCTTCAACTGGCCGCGCTGTTGCTTTTAGTCCATCAGGTAATGATATAGCTGTTGCTCACTTTGTCACCCCGTTTATTAGTACTTACCCTTGGTCTTCAGGCTTCGGCACTAAATATGCAGACCCAGCGACCTTGCCTGCTAGTACTGGTCTTGACGTTGCATTCACACCATCAGGTAATGCTATTGCAGTTGTACACACTACAACTCCTTTCGTTTCTACCTATCCCTGGTCTTCAGGCTTTGGCACTAAATATGCAGACCCTGCAACTTTGCCAGCTAGTACTGGCAATGGTGTTTCTTTTAGTCCATCAGGTGATACAATCGCAGTTGCACACTCTGTAACCCCTTTTATCTCCGTATACCCTTGGTCTGCTGGGTTTGGTACTAAGTATTCTGACCCCGCAACGTTACCTACTGGTACTGGTAATAGTGTTGCCTTTAGTCCTTCGGGAGCAGACATAGCCGTAGGACACAATACCACCCCGTTTATTAGTACTTACCCTTGGTCTGCTGGCTTTGGTACGAAATACGCAGACCCTGCAACTTTGCCTACTGGTGCTGGTGGTAGTGTTGCATTTATCTAACAAACAAAAAGGAGAAAAATGACAGAAGAAATAACTCTTACCTCAAAACAGGTAAGACAAGCAGAGGTTGCTTCATATAAAGAAAATATTTCAACCTACAATAAATTACTTGCCACATTAGATGGTGATTGGGATGCAGATTTAGTACACCTAAAGGATTTGGAAGCGCAAAAAGCCGCTCGCCAATGTCCAATGGATAGACTTGCCCGTCTTGCTGTACTACAACAATTTGACCAAGTAACTAACTTGCTTAAAACTGAAATTGTTGAGTGCGCTAAAGCACAAGCAATATTAGATATCCTGTAATAAGTTCCTCCTAAGCACTGAGATTAAAAGGCTTACTTTTTTATGTTCAAATTTAAGGAGAGCTAATGGCTTATGGCGATGATATAACCGAGGGTATTCCTTACGTTCTTTCCAACCCTACTGGTGCCATAAATTATTCAGCTACCGGTGTTAACTATGATATGGCTATCGCCGGCTTGCCGTTCTTCATTGCAGCCTCTGATGAATCACCTTATCGCAGAGTAACTGCAAGGTATCGTAAAGAGCAGTATGACCAGACCAGAGAAGCTGGTGAGCAATCACTTACTGGTTGGTGGTTTAGATCTCAATCAACATTCCATCTTGGCGCTGGTATTAAATACTTTGAACCAGCACAGGATGAGTCACTTCGTTTCCAGTTTGCAGAGTCTAAAGGCATAGATGTATTTACTAAGGGACAGGCTACCCTACTTAATAGCACTGTAAGGGCTAGGGTTGCAACAGCAACTAATTTATACCTAGTTGGTGCTAGAGATAATGCTAATAACGTAGATGCAGTTGTCTTTACCGAAGGACCTGATCTTAAAAAACTTACTATGAGTGGTGATACACCTACCGTTACTACCTATACCTTAACAGCAGCTCCACATACGCTTGATTTTATGGCTTTAACCTCTGATGGTACTAGATACTTTGCTGCAGATAATGACAAACTTCATAGAGGTAATATCTTTGGTTCCACATCTGATGGTCATATCTACGATCTTGATGGTCCAGTTACCACAGTAGCACTGCGTTATGCAAAGCAACGTTTACTTGCTGGTATTGGTAGAGAGTTATATGAATTAGAATCTAATAAGGCAGCTACTGCAGGTGGTCACGCTTTACCTACTGAACTTTATGAACACCCAAATCCATCTTGGATATGGACAACTATATCTGAAGGACCTGCTGCTTTTTATGTTGGTGGCTATGCTGGATCTCAGTCATCCCTATACAAGATTACATTAGATGCTACTACTTCTAACTCTCTTGGATTTCCAGAACTTAATGTCCCAACAGTAGTTGTTGACCTACCAGAGGGTGAAATACTAAATGCCTTTGATGTATACCTTGGCACCTTTGGAGTTCTTTGCACTAATAAAGGCGTAAGAGTTGCAGTGGTATCTGCTGATGGTGACATTAGCTACGGACCATTACTAGTAGATACAGAGTGCAAAAGCGTAACCTTTAAAGATAAATTTGCTTATGTAACAACCTTACAAGGTACTGAATCGGGTCTAATCCGTATTGATTTATCACAGCCAATAGTTCCTAACAGCCTTATCTTTGCTTTTGCCTACGATGTGTATGCTGCTGGTGAGACTGCTAACCCAGTGTCTACAGATTTTCTTGGTGCTACCGATAGAGTTGTCTTTGCTGTTCCAGGTGATGGAATATGGATTGAATCATCTGCGGTAAAGGTTGAGTCTGGTTATCTACAGACAGGTTTTATTCGTTATAACACTTTAGAGAATAAATTATATAAACTACTTAATCCTAGAATAGACACCACAAATGGTGCTATTAATATTAAGTCTATTGATTATGAAGATACTGAGTACAACATAGGTGGCTTTGCTCAAGGTGCTACAACTAGCGAACTAGGTATTCCTTATCCTAACTCAGCACAAGAGTATCTTGCTTTTAAATTTACTATCTCTAGATCATCAACTGATTCTAGTAAGGGTCCACTATTTACTGGATACCAACTAAAGTCTTTACCTGCTGTACCCCGCCAGAGAATAATTCAATACCCTTTGTTCTGCTATGACCACGAGAGCGATAACCTAGGCGTTGAGGTGGGTTATGAAGGTTCAGCCTATGATCGGTTGAGTCAACTAGAAGCGGTAGAGAATGTAGGCGATACCATCAGAGTAGAAGACTTTAGAACTGGTGAGTCATACATTGGATTGATTGAAGAGCTTGACTTTATAAATAGAACTCCTAGTGATAGAAGATTCTCCGGATACGGTGGAATGTTAATCGCCACTATTAGATTGATATGATAATATGACACCGAACGAATGGGCTGGAATAGCAGTAGCGGTAACTACATTAGTAGGAACACTAGCTATGACAGTCAGACACCTTGTAAAGCATTACCTATCCGAACTTCGCCCCAATGGAGGCTCAAGTGTCAAGGATCAGGTCAATCGGCTGGAGGAGAAAGTGGAATTTTTAACTGACTTAGTATTGCAGGTATTAAAGAAATAAATGCCAGAGTTAAACGCTAATATCCCACCGATAGATTGTTTTGTAAGAGGTAATTTCCTACGCAATCAAAAGGATAGTCACGATAAGTACTTCCCTTGTGTAATCTTTGGAGTGAGTAGCGTACAAAATAGAAGTCCACTATTTCATTTTATGATGGAAGATGGTGGCCTGTGGTGGCGTATGCCTATCAATGCCTTTTGTAATAAGCCAGGTGTACCAGAAGAAAGTTTATATAACCTAGTATTGTGGAACTCTTTTAGTCCATACATAACAGCTACCAAGTTTAGTAACCTAGTAAACCTAAGCCTTCATTATGTGGATAGGAATAAGACCAAGGTAAATGGTAAGTATCTCTTTACCCTTGACTGGCACAATCCAGACTCTAATAGATTAGATGATGGATACTCAGAGACACCTGATGAACACAAGTGCGGTCACGTTATAGAGCGAGATGATGGCAACTTTGCTATCCAGCCTAACAATAGAATATTTATTTTTGAACCATCATATACAACTAAGTATGGAGATCCACTAATCCACAGGATCATCAATGATCGCAAGTGGGATGTTGAAGATAAGAAGAAGTGGG